ACGAAAAACTTTAACTCTTCTCGCGCACGAAACAAGTCTTGTTCTGTATTCCGTGGTCGATCCTTACGCCCAAGTTCGTTTTGTAATCTATCGACTTGCTGTTTTAAAAAACGATACTCGTACTTGAGCGCAGGGCTTAACGCTTCATCACCCATCTGGTCTCACCTTTGGTTTGATAACTTCACGATGTCCAGAAACAAATGGTGTGCGTTTACAGTACATCATGATCTCTTTGCCGTAGGTGTCAGCAAGGACATCATAAAGATCATCCATTGCTCCATCACCCATAGCCTCATAACATTCGTACTCGCTTGGAAATATGACACTTGTTGAAACGTCTTGGTTCTCAACAACGTATTCGATGACAAGTAACGTATAGAATAACTTAAACATTATTTACTCCCTTTAGATTTCCAGTTGTTGTAACTTGTATTGGGATCAATCATATCACCAGTAAACTGTAGGACACCTTTTAATGCCCACATTCTTTTAGGTTCTTGAGCGCAACCTAAGTTGCGTTCTTCAAGTAGCTTGATTGTTTCTTCCAAAACATTTTTTGCTTCTTCAAAAACCTCAACATCAACAGGCACGTTGATCCAATGATTTACATTATACATTATTTACTCCCTTTAGATTTTAAATGATAATCATGGGTGATCGTTCCAAGACTTGCGTCTCCCACCCATTTCTCTTCTACCCACTTTCTTCTGCGTTCACCGTTCTTGTAGATGAACGTATGCCAGTGACCTCTGCGAACATGTCTGCGCTTCTTGCCACCACCACCCTTGAACATGCGCTCGTAGCGAGTAACACCATTTGGCTTGGGCAAATCAAGCTCGACAATCCTCAGCTCGTTTCGAGGCACTGATCTACCAAACGCAATTCTTGGCAAACCTTTCTCTGTCTTGCGTTCCTTTACAGTGTGCGGGTAGTTTAGCATAGCCAGTGCAGCAATCAAGAAACGCATGTCACCTGCACAAGCTTTGCACGTTGTTTCTTGATACCCTAGTTTTTGCTCGTCCGATATTTTTTTAGGCACAACTAAGTTGCCATGATTATGTAGACTAAGACACATTTGATAGTAGAGCTTCTCTAAATGTCGAGATCCTTTGTGTTCGTTGGCATAAAAAGTACCAACCAAAATAGCCCCTAATTTTTTTTGTTGCTCACGCAAATGTCTCTCTTGGTAATTACCTTGACCAATGAAATCTCTTACATATCTGCGGCTATCTACTGCCCCCTCGTTATCCAATGCAACAGCCATAGGGGGTAAAGATATTTGACCGCTATCATCCACATGAAATTGAGAATAATTAGAATGGGTTGTGTCGTTGTTTCCCCAGATGTGATAGCCTACACGTTTACTCCACGAGCTTTCAGTCCAATCAAAGTCATCGGGAACAAGACCCATCTTTGTACTGTGATGTCGGAATAAATCCATGCGCTTCCTCTCATCCCATTCAATCCACATGTTGTTGAATGCAGGGATAGATAGTTCGCACATTTCCAAAAGAGACTTTGGTTTAGCCAGACTAGCTAAGACACAATGCTCAAGCAGACTGTCAGAGATTACAAACTTTTGACTTCCAACCATGCTGCGCTGTACGTCTCTACGCGATAGCTCAGAATTTTTGTGGGATTGATAGTTCCAGATACCTTTGCGTGGCTTTGCTAATGCAGCCATTACAATATTAAAAAGGTCATCATCCATATTGCACTCACTTTCTTTTGATATTAAGTTGATTGAGGGGCAGTCCTCCGCTGCCCCACGACTTTTTAAACACTCCACCATCCTAATGCTGCACCCACTGACCAGAGGATGCAGACTGTTATTGCTGCCGCGCTGTAAAACATGAGGCCACCTACGTTTTAAGGTAGGTAGTCTCTCCCCAAGGGGCAGGGTCAGACCTCATGCTAGATGATACCCATAGTGTGGGGTAATGAGGTGGGTTCTCTGGGTAGTCAAAGATCTCCATATCACTGAGGTAAACCATGTTGTCTACTGGCAACTGGTGCTTCTCAATGTAGTCGAACACTGGCTTTACTTCCGTGCCGCCACGCCCACCGATCTCAATCATCTGGATCTCTTCACCTTGCTCATAGCGTTTGACCGTCTGAACACGAGCATCACAAGTGATGACTGTGATTGACCGTGGCTTTAGATCCTCGCTGATAGCGTTGATCTCACCAAGGAAGAAGCTCAGTTCTCTCTTGCACACAGACAAGCTTGTATCGATACCGATCACGACATCACCTGCACCGATCTTCTCAATAGTAGGTGATATCATGCCGTTCATGTGATACATCTTTTTGTGAAGCCTGCGAAAGCTGTAGTCATCTGGCTGATCACCGCCAACAAATCTACGCATCACATTACGCCAGTCAACCTGACTGCGCTCCATCTCTTCAATGAGATCCTTAACAAAGGCAGGCATCTTACCAACCGCCTTAGCTCCAGTTGCAGCCATCATGATCTTAGCATCGATGTCTGCTTCCATCTGCTTGACCTCAGCTTGTGACATGTCACTGCCATCATCCTTCTTGGCATCTTTGACCTCACCAATAACAGCATTGCCATACTGTTCTTTGGCATCTTCTGGTAGTCGGTCATAGATAGCCTCAGCGGTTAAACCTTTGTACTGAGGGTCAATCAATACTCCCTCTGGCAGTTTGAAACCTGCATCAACTAGGATTTGATTGATTGCAAAATCAGTAGCAATATTCCAAAGCAAAAGGTCACGATTGCCGCGCCTCAAAGGATGCTTGAGAATAATGTGTAAAACCTCATGAGCTATAGTACCTACGGTCTGTTCTTGATCTATCGTATCAACAAAATCTGGTGACCACAGAATAGACTTGCCATCAGTACACATAGTCGAAACACTGGCATCTGGCTTTACTTTTACGCCTAAGCATACTGATCCGTAAAATGGAAACTTAATAACTAATCGCGTACTACCGCGAGACATTTTCATTTGTGCGTCCATAATTTTCTCCGAAAAAAAGTTCAATAGAACTAAAAGCTGAAATGGTAAGCAGCCATATTGACGTGTATGACTGCTTTCCCTTGATTAAAGAACAAGATGCTTGCCGATAGATAAGATCCATTCTCTCACCGCATCGTCTCTTGTGAGTTCCCTCTTGAGATCCTCACTGCGGCTCATTGCGTCCTTGATCACAAAGGCAGCTAGCTCTTGCTCAGGTAAACGCTTGAGGTATGTCACGATATTCTTGGCGTTCTTGCCAGTCAGCTTGGATGATAGCGCAGCGCATACTGCATACTGAACATCAGGTGCGTCAGAGATAACTGCGCTTGAGGGGTTGGCAATAAGTTCATCGATGTCAGGGATGACATCGTAGACTTTAAGGAAGCCAACGAACTCAGCCGTAGCTGCTTGACCAACGCTGCCTGCAATAGCTTCTATCTGATCAACAGGATCAAGCTCCCACTTCAGAATAGAGTTTACTCTTTCCCATGTTCTAGGAGATGGGCAGCTATCTTGATCAGCCTTGAACTCATGCAGTCTGGTAGGGCGAAATCTTAGGAAAGCTTTTACTTGCTCTGACCATCCCACAAGATTGGCGTAAGCCAGAGTATCCTCTAGGTCAGCCTCAATGTTTAAAAACATCAAGCGATCTTTGAGTTGAGATGGCATGTTGTTTGTGCCTGCGCGATCTGACATGCGATTGCCTGCCGCAACGATAGCCCAACCATCTGGTATCTTCCAAGAGCCAACCGCCCTTTCATTACAGATCTGAGCGGATACGTTCTGACACATGGTCACGGCTTGTGGAAGCTCGTCCAAAAACAGAATGCCGTAGGAGTTAGGTGTCATCTTACGCATCCAGTCTGGTGCGATATGAACCATTCTGCTTTTGTCATCGTTTGGTATAAGCCAACCCGCAATTTCTTCTGGGCTTCTCTCAGTCAAACGCAGCTCTTGAACGTGGCACTCGACATCACGGTCAGCACTAATCTTTTTAGCAAGATCATGAACCGCTGTTGTCTTACCAAGACCTGCCCCACCAACAAGGTAAGGCACAACATACTCAGCATTTCTTGCGTCTTTTTGATCGAGCGCAAAGTTGATAGCCTTGTACACGATGTTTGTAGCTTGTGATAATTTCATTAGGATTTTCCCTCTAAGGTTGAAAGCAGTTCATCTGCTTTTCTGATTGCGATTACAAAATTTAGACATTCGATTTTTACAGAGCATGTCTCTACTCTGTCTCGTTTGGAGCGTAGACCGCTCTCTCTTTCTTCTTTTACAGCCTCGTCAAAGTCTTCATTTGCTTTGACAAGCATGTCGTTTAACTCTTGCACACTAAATTTTTTGTATGCCTCAACTATGTTCATGCTGTAGGTGTCTTCTAATTCCATATCATTAGCCCCTCTTAGGTATCTTTATGTACTCTCTGGTTTCGATATGCTTGAACATCAAGTATAGACAACCATCTAACGAACAAGTTCCCATGTACATGTAGTCATCTATCAATGCTTTTTGTGCCATGTTGAAAGCTGCTTTTACTTCTGCTTCCATATCGCAGTAATCGTAATTATCTTTCATTGTTTACCTCTCTCTCTAAAAAGTTCTATTGCACTTAAAATTACAGCCCCGAAGGGCTGCTATTAAAATGCAAGTACCACTATTAATATCGCCACAATAAAGGCAGTGAGGGCAAAGCCCTCAGCCAATATCATGAGCTTCTCGCGCATCTTCATGCTGCGTTAGTGAACTCAGCAACCGTAGCATCTACGGTCTTGTTCTCGTCAGCAGCCTCAGCCTCAGCCGCTTTAGCAGCCTCTGAGTTGCGGTATGCCTTACGAGCAGCCATCAGCTCACGCATGGCGTTCTCGAACTCGTCAAGCTCGTCATCGTCCAGACCGTCCTTGAAGACATCGCCTTGAACTCTGTTACCGTTCTCGTCCTTCTTGGTTGAGAACTTGCCGACAACTTGCTCTGCGAGACGCTGCGCTTTTGACTTCTCAGGCTCACCTTTGACCGCCTTAGCAAGCTTGTTCTCGCTGTCGATCTCAAGCTCTGCAAGATCCTTGACGATGGCATCAGGTGTGTACTGAGTTGGTATCTCACCAAAATGCTCTTTGAGCAGGCGGATCGCACCCACACTGTTTTCTAGGTAACGCTTTGCGCTAGGCTCTTTGACACCTGCCTGTTCGACTAGTGCGCTTTTAAGAGCTTTAGAGCTAGAGCGTTTTAGGTTTCCCTTTACTAGTTTTTCCTGAGCGATAGAAGCAATGACCTCGCCATACGCTGCCATTTTATGACCGTTAGCCGCAGCATTGTTTTCTTTGTTGACGCCCTTGAGCTTCACAATCTCTTTCTCCGCAGTGTAGACGTTGTTGATTGCAGTTTCGGTTACGGTAAAAGTATTTGAATTTGTCATCTGGTTCATCCTTTTCTGGCTGACAAAGTTTCGTTATCGGCATGATGCCGCGACTACAGCCCCGAAGGGGGCTGCACTCATGGTTTCATGCTATGAATATTTAGCGATGTGAGCTTTCCATAATATGTAGCCGCATGCTGCGTCAGTGAACTCAGCACACGTTGCTAATGGGTTCATTTTTTTGTAGCGTTCTTCCCAATCTCTCATTGCCGCACGATCAGTCCACTGAGCTATTGCTCTGCGCTCAAACTTATCAGCTAAGCTAAAGTAGCCAGTGGCCTCATCTACCATTGCAAGGTGAGTTTCAAGATAATCACCACCAACTTCAGCTATATGCCGCTTTGTAAAGTTTCGAGCCATTTTATGAAAGTTTTTGCGCTCATATAGGTCTTTGCTTTTTAGAGCCTGTTGGTAAGCTGCTACTGCGTTTTTAAAATGTGTCATTGTCTTCTCCTCATAAAATTAATGATGCAGCCCGTAGGCTGCACTGTTAATCTTACATTGTTTCACTCAGGCTTTCTCGTTGTCTCTCTACTACTGCAAGCTGTATGTTCTCTACATTCAACCACCTCACTAGCCCTATTCCTAGTGGCGGCACTCGCAGCGTTTCTGATTTGCAACGCCTAGACCATTTTTGTCAGGAGAGAGTTCATCCTCTCACTTGGGCATGGATTTTAACCACCTACCTGACATTGCTGGCTAACCCTAGGGTTTGCTGGCTTGCGGTATCATCCGCTCTGTTAAGACCCCTTTTACCACCTCAGTCAGATATGTAAACCCCTATATTCCCTTTTATTCTCTTTTATTCCCTTATTGTTTAGATTAGTTCAATAAATAAAGGGATATCGTGACAAGCAAAAATTTAGATGTTAGGATAAAAAAAGTTCTATTGCACTTTTTCTGGGTATCGTTTGCCCCAGATTATGTTGTAAAACGAATCACTAGTTACGCGCTGCTTCTATGCGCTCAGATCATAACTGGTATGCAAGATTGTGGGAGATGCAGCGTCTCTCCAAAACCCCGAAAGCAAGCGCAGCGTCTAGAGGATGGCACTAATGAGTAATAAGAAACCAAAGCTAAGAGTAGTAGAAGGTAGCAAGTCAAAGACTAAGGGAACTAGTAGAAGTGCTACACTCCCCAATGGATTAACAGAAAAGCAAGAGACCTTCTGTCAGGGTGTCTTTGAGGGTCTTTCGTTTAGTGATGCGTACAGGGAGGCTTATGATGCCTCAAACATGAAGGCAGCAACGGTTAATAGGCAAGCTCATGAGCTAATGATTAAGGGCAAGATAACCGCAAGATTAAATGAGATGCACACGCAAAGAGCTTCAGAACAGCGCATGCAAGCCCTCTCTCGATCGGAGAAGGTCATAAAAAAACTTGAGGAAATAGGTTTTGGAGATGATGCAGGTGATACTGCAAGGCTTCAAGCTCTAAGCTTACTGGGAAAAACCATTGGCATGTTTGTCGACAAGGTAGAAACTGAGGATAAGACAGAACGAGACCCAGAAAGTATCAAAGCAGAGCTAGAGGCTAGACTGAACCGACTGCTAGGATAGTTCGATTGAACTTTTTCTGGATCTGGTGGGTCGTAGCGTGGGTGTATAAATTTAAACTGTGTTAGCTTACCCCACTCTCCCCCGCCCCCCCTGCGTGAGTCGCGCCCGCGTATTTATGTATACATGATGTTCCACACAAACGATTACAATTCGCTAGGAATCCTACACCCCCTCTATAATATACA